AAGACAAGAAGAAAAATTAAAAATGAGTTGGTTACAAAATGACATAGATACCGTTGTAACTTTATTATACTCAACAAAATATAAATTGGTTAATTTACAATAGAAAAATGTTAATAGTTAGTGTTAAGGGTGGAAATATAGAGTGGGCATTAAAAGAATATAAAAAGAAAGTTCAGTCCACAAAACAAATAGAAGAATTAAGGGATAGGAAGAATTTTATAAAACCATCCAAAAGAAAAAGGTTACAAAAAGACGAAACAATAAGAAAAAACAAATTATTTTAATATTTTTCTTTAGTTTTCTAAAAATTTTAGATATATATTATCAAATATCTCATTTTTTATTATGAGATTACAAGACATAGTTGATTAATGAATACCCTTCTCTATAAGGTGTGACCGAACAATCAACATAATTACATTGGAGTTCCCTACAAGAATAACTTCACAAACAAATTTAAGGAAAAACAAGATGGCAAATTCAAAATTATTGAAAGAAGCAATCGCTGATGCTAAAGCCGTTAAAGAAACTGCTTTACAGAACGCTAAAATCGCACTTGAAGAAGCTTTCACTCCAAGACTTCAATCTATCTTATCTCAAAAGATGAGAGCAGAAGCTGAAGAATCTGACGAAATGGATGCAAAAAAAGTCGATGAGGAATTGGATTCAACAGGAATCGGTTCTTCAACATCTAATCCTAGTTTAGATGCACATACCGAATTCGAAGGTGGTTCTACTGAAACTACATCTGGTGAGCCAGGTGCACAAGTTGCAGACTACAAAAAAGTAGCAGATATCAACGAAGAAGAAGGTGCAGAAGAAATGGACAAAGATGCTGAAATCGCTGAACTAAAAGCTAGATTAGCTGAATTAGAAGGTGAAGATTCAGAAGAAGAAAACCCTTTTGCAAAAGTAGAAGGTGAAGATGAAATGGGCATGGATGACATGGGCATGGATTCAGAAATGGGTGATGATTCTATGGATATGGATTCTGATGACGAAGAGTCTGACGATGACAGTGACATGGATTTAGAAGCAATCATCAGAGAATTAGAAGCATCAATTAATGGTGAAGAAGATTCTGAAACAGAAGAAAATATGTACGAAGAAGAAGAAATGGATGACAAAGATTCTAAAAATGAAAATTTGGCAGATGGTTCTGAAGCTGGTACAGACAAAGGTGAAGACCCGAAAGTTGTTGTAACAAATGAAGCGGAAGAAGATTCTAAAGAAGATGACAAAAAAGACGATGTAATCGATTTAGAAGAAATCTTACGTGAAATGGAAAAAGATATGACAGACGATGCTGAAAGTGAAAAAGCAGACAAAAAGGATGCTGAATTAAATGAAGCTTACAAAGTAATCAAATCTTTACAAAAAACTATTAACGAAGTTAACTTATTAAACGCTAAGTTATTATTCGCAAACAAATTATTCAGAGCTCACAACATGACTAACGAACAAAAAGTTAAAGTGATTGAAACTTTGGATAGAACAAACTCAGTTAGAGAAGTTAAATTGGTGTATTCTACATTAGCAGAAAACTTCAAATACTCTTCTAACAAATCTACTAAAAAATCTATTTCAGAAGGAATCGCTAGCAAGGTAACAAAATCTACTAAGCCAGCTGTAGCTAAGCAAGTAATTGCTGAAAATACAAACTTCTCTGACAGATTTAAGAAATTAGCAGGTATTATTAAATAAAATATTAAAAAAACAAACAATGGACATTAAAAAATTAATGACTGGCGCTAACCCTCAAAGCGTAATGCTTGAACAAACTAGAGGTTTGAAAAGCAAATGGGAAAAAACAGGTCTACTTGAAGGAGTAGGTTCTGAAACAACTAAGCATGGTATGGCAGTAATGTTAGAAAACCAAGCTAAACAATTATTAGATGAGGCTACAAGAACAGGTACATCTTCTGGTTCAGAAGAGTGGGCAGGTGTTGCGTTACCTTTGGTGAGAAGAATCTTCGGTTCTATCGCAGCTAAAGAATTCGTTTCAGTTCAACCAATGAACTTACCTTCTGGTCTTATTTTCTACATGGATTTCAAATATGGTACTAACACAACTTTAGGTAGACCAGCTTCTGGTTCTTCTTTATTTGGTAATGGTGGCCAATTTGGTAAAGATTCTCAATCTCCTGCAGGAAACAAATTAGGTTCAACTCAAGCAGCTGAAGGTGGTTTGTATGGTGCTGGTAGATTCGGATACACAATCAACGATACAACTGCTGCAGTAACTGCAACTGTAAGTTCTGGTTCTGCATCTGATTTCTTAGGTAATGAAACATTATCTGCATCTTTCGCAGCAACTCCAAATGGTTGGAGAAAAGTAAAAGTAGGTTTACCTGCTGATGCTGATTGGCAAGGTGTAAGAGCTTTCAAAGTATCTGGTTCAACTTCTGTGACTTCTTTCCCAGAATTAACTACAATCGATACTTTAGGTTCTGCTTCTTTCTATGTATCTTCTTCAGCT